CATATCACTGCGCGCCGTACCATCGACAAGGCATACCGCATCGCCTACGCCGCGTTGCTTGAGCTGATGATGGATGAACTGTCCGTTAATGAAGACGGAACCCTCCAACATGGCATCATCATGGCCTGGCAGCAGATGATGGAGAATGCCGTCAACCGCGCGATGACTGCAGCGGGTGAACTATCTGCCGATACCGACGGCACAGGCTGCAAGGCTTACGTCGACCCGACACAAAATGTTCTCTCTACCTCGAAGATTGAACTCACGCTGAAGGTGCGGCCGTTCGGGTACGCTCGTTACGTGGACGTAAAACTCGGCTTTCAGGTCGAAACAGGAAAATAAAAACTAATAGCCAATCCTCCAGGCATGCTACTCCCCATCTTCGGAGAGGGGCCGGGGGTGAGGCTTTAAACGCAAAAGAATATGTTTAACAGCAGAGAATACGAATGGGCGGACATTGATGTCGTGATGGCCGGACGCCCCGTCACCGGTATCCGCGGCATCAAGTATAACACCAAGAAAGAAAAGGAGCTGGTCTACGCAAAAGGCAACAAGCCTCACGCTGTACAGTCGGGCAACTACGACCATAGCGGTGAGATAACCGTCCTGCAGAGCGAATACAACGCCTTGCGCCAGGCTGCCAAAGGGGATATCCTTGGCGTTTCGCTCGATATTGTGGTGGCTTACGGCAATCCCACACGTGGTGACGCCATCACGACCGACATTCTTGTCGGTGTGGAGTTCACCGAAGACAACACCGAGTGGAAGCAGGGTGACAAGTTTCAGGAAAAAACCCTCCCCTTTGTCTTTTTAGACAAAAAGAGCGTGTAAACAGTACGTAAAACCATTTAACAGGCAAAAAAATGAAATACAGTAAAGAACAAATTCAAGAGTGGAAGAAGAAGCACGGCGACCTCTTCGAGATTACCGTCGATGACAAGAGCTGCATCCTGCACCGCCCCACGCGCCGCGACTTGAGCTACGCCAGCGTAGTGAAAGACCCCATTAAGATGAGCGAAACCATGCTTAATCAACTGTGGGTTGCCGGCGACGAGGAGATAAAGACCGACGATGCGCTCTTCTTCGCCGCCATTCAGAAGATGCAGGATGTCCTCGAGGTCAAGGAGGCGGAAATAAAAAAGCTTTAGAGGACGCCGAGGTAGACATCTCGGATGGCGTCGACGTCCTGTTTTTCAACACCATCATGCGTTACTATTTGCACCTCGACCCCGACACGCTCTCGGACGAAGAATGGGCGCATACGTACAAGTACTTAGCCGAAATACGCAAAGCAGAAGCCAAAGCCAACAATGGATAATATCTTAAAATTCCTCATTCAGCTCAATGCCGACCGCGGCAACGTCGTGTCGGTAGCGCGGCAGACCGAACAGCAGCTGGATGCCATCAACCGCAAGGCATCCGTTGTGGGTCGAAGTCTGCGCAAGGCTTTTTCGTTTGAAGGATTTAAAAGCTCGCTGATGTCCATTCCCGGCATGTCGTTTCTAATGAACCCCTACACGCTGATTGGCGCCGGCATCGCCGGCATGGTACGGCTTGGGGCACAGGCGGAGAGTGTGAATGTGGCTTTTACTACGCTGGTAGGCAGTGAAAGTAAGGCTGCCGAGTTGCTCGGACAGATTAACGACTTTGCCGCGCACTCACCTTTCGGTAAGATGGATCTGACACAGAATGCGCAGATGATGCTCAATTTCGGCGTAGAGACAGGTAAGGTGCTGCCGCTGCTGAAGCAGTTGGGCGACATCTCCGGCGGCGACAAACAGAAAATGTCGGCTCTCTCGCTGGTGATGGGACAGGTATCATCTACGGGCTATCTGATGGGTCAAGACCTGCTGCAGTTCATCAACGCGGGCTTTAACCCTATTCAGGAACTGTCCCAAATGACGGGTATCTCCGTGGATAAGCTCAAAGATAAGATGTCGAAAGGACAGATTACCTACCGCAATGTGGAGCAGGCTATTGCTCATGCCACAGGAGCGGGTGGCAAGTTCAACGGCATGATGGAGCGACAGAGCCAAACACTGTCGGGCAAGTGGAGCACGCTGATGGACACCGTACAGCAGGGTGCCATCGACCTCTCGCAGAGCGTGAACACACCCATTGCCGAGGTCGTGGACAAGATTACAGCGGCCATTCCAAAAGTCTTTGCCGTCATCCAAAGCCTCTTCGCTCTTATCGCGGGCGGCATCAAGTTCGTGGTCAAGTTCAAAACGGAGTTCTTAATTCTCGGTGGTGTCATTGCAAGCGTATGGGCGGTGTGTCGTGCCTACACCATGGCGTTAGCAGCATATAGGGCTGTGATGACCGTTGTTGCCGTCGGCACGAAACTGTGGACAGCCGCCCAATGGCTGCTTAACATTGCCATGGCCGCCAATCCCATCGGGCTGATTATTGTCGGTGTTGTCGCCCTTATTGGCGTAATTACTTATTGCTGGATGAAGTTCGCAGGCTTCCGGGCGTTCCTAATCACCATGTGGGACATCATTAAGGAGTTCGCGGGCATCATCAAGGACTACCTCATTGCTCGCATCAAAGAGCTGTTGAGTGTACTGGGCCTGGTGGGTAGCGCACTGTACAAGCTTTTTACGGGTGACTTCAAAGGTGCCTCCAAGGACTTCGGTGCCGGAGTAAAGAACCTGCTCGGGGTGAACTCCGCTGCCAATGCCATAGCTGCCACAACCAATACGGTTAAAGGCTTCGGCGGAAATTATAACAAGAACCTCGCCACCGAGCAGGCCAAAGGAAAACAGAAAGAGGGCAAGAAAGAACGCTCCGCCTTGTCTGTTCCCGGATTGAAAGGCAGTGCAGCCGCCGAGCAGGTGGTTTTCGGCGATGGAAAAGATAAAAAGAAGAAAAAGAAAGGTCGCAAGTCGGCTGAAGACATCGCCACGGGCGGTCGCCGTAACACCTCCATCACCATGCACATCGGCAAATTCTTCGATAATATAAACGTTTACATGAACGACAAGACCGACACGGCGGAGCTTGAACGGACTATCCTGCAGAGCATCAACCGGGCGTTGGCCATCGCAACGAGTACGGACAGATGAATACGACACGCTTTTTGCTTGAGAACATGGCCTTGCGGGTCACGGGTGGCAAGGTGCCACCCTATTGGCTGATGGGTAAGACCGTGCTTCGTGAAGTGGACAATAACGACTTTAGCGGACTTCGGGGAATGACCGACGAGGAACTGGAGGACATCGTCCGGACAAACGCTCTCGGAATTCCGATGGTGATGCCGCTGAGTCTCCGGTTGGACGTGGAGGGTGCTGAGGAATGGTTGCTGCCCGAGGAGCCGATGATCAGCATCACGGGACAGAATATCATCACAAGGCGGCACGTCAGCAAGGGAAGACTCAGGGGGAGCATCAAGGAACGTTGGACGCAGGATGACTATACTGTAAAGGTTGAAGGCCTGCTATTGGGAAGAGATGGACGCTATCCGAAAAACGACGTGGAGCGGCTCCGCCGGTATTGCGAGGCTGGGAAAGTGAAAGTACTTTGCCCCCTGCTGGAGATTTTCGGCATCACGCAGATTGCGATAGAAAGCTGGGATATTCCCTTCACGAGCGGAACGACGAATCAGAACTACGAGATAACGGCCTACAGCGATGATATCTACAAGTTGCTCATCGCCCGGAGGTAGGCTAAAAGGAGGATGACAGATGTACACTATGGGCTACGAAATCAGTATAGGCAACTACCGACTGGGAATGTTGGACAGTGTGGAAATCCACAAAAGTGTGGAACTGCTGGCCGACGTGGCAACGATAACGCTGCCCAGTGCGGAATACAACACGGCACTGGACGTGGAGGGAAAGATTAATCGCGGTGACGCCGTTAGCATCAAAATAGGCTATACAGAGGAGGGACTGAAGGAAGAATTCAGAGGCTGGCTGCAGCGGATTTCAACGGATGGAGGGAATATAAAACTGTATTGCGAAGACGACCTTTTTTCATTCAGGAAAGAGTTAAAAAATGAAGGACTCAAGAAGGTTCCATTGGAGCAGTTGCTGAGAAAGGTCGTCCGTGGTGTGGGAAAGAACTACAATATAGACTGTTCCTACAAATGGACGTATGCAAAGTTCGTCATTCATGCGGCTACGGGTTACGACGTGCTGAAGAAAATACAGGAGGAATGCGGTGCGGACATCTATCTGAAGAACGGAACGCTGCACGTGCATCCCCCGGGGGCCGTGGTGGGCCGTGAACGATATTACGACTTTGCACAGAATGTGGAACAGGAGGATCTCACTTACAGGAGTGCAGCTGACAAGCGAATCAGGGTCGTAGTGAAGGCCAATATGCCTGACGGTACCGTAAGGGAGATTGAGGTAGGGTCGACGGGTGGTGAGAAAGTAGAGATAAAATGCGCCACTTCGGACAGGGCAAGTATGAGAATGCGTGGTGAGTTGGAAATTCGGCGGCGCAGTTTTGATGGCTACGACGGGAGCATCACCACCTGGCTGATACCGGAATGTGTTCCCGGAGACAGTGCAGTCCTGCACGACGGAGACTATCCGAAAAAGGATGGCACGTACTTCGTCAGGAGCGTCACGACGACCTTTTCACGGGAAGGCGGAAAGCGGAAGATAGAATTAGGTTTTAGATTGAGTTGACAAAAATGGACAGATACAAAGAATTGGCAGAAATGCTCAGCCTGACACGCGGCACCCCCGGGCGGATAACACTGGCACAGGGCATTGTGACGAAAGTAGAAGGTGAGCTGTGTGACGTAAAAATGGGAAGCCTGACGGTCACAGATGTAAGGCTCCGGGCCTCGGAGGCTTCAAGAGATGATGACATGCTGGTGGTACCGCGGATTGGTTCAGCTGTGATCGTGGGCAGCTTGTCTGGGGATATGTCGCAGCTGGTGGTGTTGGCTGTGGACAGCATTGAAAGGGTCGTCATCAACGGAGGAAAACTCGGCGGGCTGATAAAGATTGACTTGCTGACGGCGAAAATCAACGAACTCGTAAAGGTATTCAACACCCATATACATACCGCCCCGAACGGTCCGACGACGGCTCCGACCGTACCGGCGGCAGAACTCAAACGGGCGGATTACGAGGATGAGAATATCAAGCATTAAGCATAAAGCGTATGAAAGGACTGTTGCTGACGGACATGGAACTGGTACCGAGTGTGAAGAAAGATACGCACGGACTTATCGCCACGGGGCTACCTGTAGGCGATCCGACAAGGCAGAACCAAGCCCTGATACTGGCACTGCACAAAGGGGAACTCAAGGAGTATCCGCAGATAGGCTGTGGTATCAGCGACATGCTGCAAGACAATGACCCGCTGTATTGGCGCAGCCTTATCCGCGAGCAATTGGAGATGGACGGACAAAAGGTGAACGGCATAAGGCTGACACTGAAAAGTATAGACATTGACGCAACATATTAAAATAAAGATACAATGATGATAGAACATTTTTTACAAAAACTTTTTGAAGTCCTCTCCACAGTGTGGGGCTGGCTTCTGTGCGCAGTTCTGCTGCTGATGAATTTCCTCGTTGGCTACGAGAAAATGGTAGGCTTTACGGCTATGGCGGTCGTGCTCGATGCGATTTGGGGAATAGCATCGAGCCTGATGCAGAAACGCTTCGCGTTGAGCGGGCTGGCACGCGACACTTTCGCCAAGCTCGCCGTGTACGGTACGGCCGTTTTTATCTTTATCCTGATTGATAAATTGGTTGGTGTCGGTAGCGGGTTGACTACCAGTGTCATCTGTATCGGCATCATCTTAGTGGAACTGTGGAGCACGGCAGGTAGTATGCTGATCTGCTTCCCGAACATGCCTTTCTTGAAGATTCTGAAGAAGGCACTGGCGGGCGAGATTGCCAGTAAACTGAACGTGCGCCCCGAAGATGTGACAGAAGCCCTGGAAACCCTACACACAAAAAAGGTATGAGAATAATTAAATACATCGCCGTGCATTGCACGGCAAGCCTGCAGACGCTGACAATAGCGGAACTACAGTCAGAGTTCCGGCGGAAAGGCTGGAAGAGGCCCGGCTATCACTACGTTGTTTCAGCCGACGGCACGGTCACGCAACTGTTGCCGGAAGAGGAGGTGAGCAACGGTGTGAAAGGCTTTAATGCGGTCACAATCAACGTGGCCTACATCGGAGGTATCAACGAAAAAGGGAAGCCCACGGACAACCGTACGACAGAGCAGAAGACGGCCCTGCGCACGCTGCTGAAGCTGCTGCACGGGAAATACCCGGCAGCAATCATTCAGGGACACCGCGACTTCTCGCCCGACCTCAACCACGACGGGCGGATTACGCCGGGCGAGTACATAAAAGCCTGTCCGTGCTTCGACGCGAAGGCAGAATATGCAGACATTTAATCTAACGACAGAAGAATGAAAACAGCGAAATTCTTTTTGTGGCTTATCCTGACGGCATTTGCCTGTGCAGGATGCTCCCACAAGGTGTATGTGCCGATGGAGAATGTCAGCCGCGACACGCTCCGCATCGTCAGCCATGACACGGTGAAGATAACCGAGCGTCTTGTACCCGTTTCCCTTCCACTGCCCGAATATTACAAGCAGCAGGTAACACGAGATACAAGCTCCATACTGGAGAACGGCCTGTATCGATCGGTGGCAAGTTTCCACGACGGCATGCTGACACATACATTAGAAAATCTGCCGGGAGCAGCAGTCGAAGGGAAGGTAGCGGTGCATGACACTATCCGTATAACCACGCGTGACAAGGAGCATAAACACTATAGGGAAAAGCCCAAAGTCGTTTACAAGGAAAAGGAATTGAGCTGGGTGGAAAAGGTGGCTATGAAGACAGGCTTCGTAGCGTTCTGCCTGGCATTGATATCGATTGTTTATTTCGTTGTAAGATGGAAGTTGAAGTAAAGGACGGTCAGACACTGGCGGACATTGCCATACAGGAGACAGGTACTGCCGATACCGTCATGGACATGGCGCGACTGAACGGGATAAGCCCTGCAGCGAAACTGGAGGCCGGACGGCGGCTGCTGTTGCCCGAAGTACCGAACAAGCGCATGCAGACCTATAGCAAGACCAATGACGTCTCGCCAGCCTGCTCACTGCCTAAAGAAACGGAACAAGGACACGGAGGTATATCTGAGATGTGTGTAGGTGTAGACTTTGAAATCCTATGAAGACGACAAAGTAATAACAAAACAGAATATGAGAACAATAGCGGAAATCAAGGAAAGCATGATGACGGATTTCATGCACAATAACGACCTCGCAAGGGCATACGGCTTCGAGGTCGGGACCGACTTCTACGGAACCTTCAGCCGGGTGAGCGTGGAGAGTCTGCTGCTATACATCGTTGCGGCAGCGGTGTGGGTGCTGGAAAGTATTGTGGCCGACTATAAGTCGGAGGTGGAACACCTTATCGAAGCCGAGACTCCGCACCGCGCAAAATGGTACCGGGACCGCACGCTGCGGTTCATGCATGGGCACGAGTTGCAACAGGACACCGACCGATACGACACGGAGGGAATGACAGAGTCGGAGATTGCCCAGGCAAGGGTGGTTAAGTATGCCGCAGCCTCTGAAAGCCATGATTCTTCAATTCTGATTGTAAAGGTCGCCGGAGAAAAAGACGGCCGGCGAAGCCCCTTGGACACAGAAACAGAACATGAGGTGGCTGCCTACCTTGCAGAGATAAAGGACGCGGGAGTAAGGATCAGTCTGGTCAACCGCAAGCCCGACCGGTTCGACTGCGAGCTGGATATCTACTACAATCCCGTACTGCTGCCTTCGTCGGTAGAGGAAAACTGCCGGGAGACCATCGGGAACTACATAAGAAACCTGCCCTTTAATGGTGAATATACGAACATGGCACTGACAGACGCACTGCAAGTAGTAGAGGGTGTGAAAATTGTCGAACTCAAGACCGCATACGCGCAGGCAGAGGAAAACGGGAAAAGAGACCTTATCAATGCCAGGTATGTACCAGCAGCAGGCTATTTCGAGGAAAGAAGCATCACGATTAACATGAAAGCGTACTGACCATGCAGCGGACAGACTTTAAACGATTAGCCGTTGAGCTACTTCCCGTATGCCTGAGAAAGCCTGTAATGACCAGCCTACTGAGAAGCCTCATGCAGGGAATAGTTATTGCCTACATGGAATTTCTATCATGGAAGGAAGAACGGGATTACGAGATAAAGCACAATGGGCAGGTATGCCATCTGCGTGGAATGCTGAACGATGCCTTCGACCCTATCCGACGCAAAATTACGATTACGGATACGGAAGAGAAAGAGACAGATCATGTCTTTATCTTCAAGCGAGAGACGGCACGTGTCAGACGGCTCCGGCACAGGAAGGCCGAACTTCCCGTCATCATCAACATCCAGGGCTTCGGCGGTGCAGCCGGCAGTAACTTCACCGTGAACGTTCCGATGGAGGTGGCGGAGGAGGCAGACATGGCGCGACTGCGCGCCATGGTGGAAACCTATAAGTTAGCAGGGAAAAAATGGACAATAAACTATCAACGAAATATAGAAGGAAATGAAAACGGTAATAGCAAATTTTTTGCAGCAGCCAAACAGGGACTTTCCCTTGGACTGTGAGACGATGGATGCCATGCAGATGAATACGGCCCTCGTGGCCGTGCTCGGGAATATTGCTGGCGACAAGTCAGTACTGACCGGCTGTCGGCCTGATGAAGCCGGAACCAGTGTCGGTGAAGGGTATGTGTTCGTTAAGACGAAGGAGTTCCCCGATGGTGAGGTGCTCTATTTCGAGGGCGGTAGTGTGACAACAGGTGTTTATGTTAAAACAGAGGATATCGGTGTGCAGGCACAGGGCTACAGCTACCCGAAGGCTTATGTGCGTCGGATACTTGCAGCCGGGCTCGGTACGGAGAATTTCAAATGGGAAGATTTTAAATACATCAAGACCAATACGGAACTGGAGGAACTCATCGCTGAGCTTAGGAAGAAGCACGAAGAGGACCTTCAAAGACTTGCACCGTCACCCCTGGGCTGCGTACAGATGTGGGCCGGGAAGAACGTTCCCGACAACTACGTGCTCTGTGACGGGAGGCAACTGAAAACGGAGGATTATCCGGAACTTTCCACTGTGCTGGATGGAGCGTTCAATACGGCAAAATCGGCTTCGGGAGTCCCTTACAGGACGAATGTGGGATACTTCCGCGTACCTGACTTGCGGGGGCGGTTTATCGTCGGACAGGACGAGACCGACGAGGAATACAATGTCCAGGGAAACACGGGCGGTGAGAAGATGCACAGGCTGACAACCGATGAATTACCAGCCCATAGACACGTCTTCACGGATGACGGGAATGCCAGCAGTTCGGATTTCCCGATAATGGCGGAACTGAAGAATGAAGGTGTCGTCGAAGCTGGAAAATCTTTTAACCCGAATAAGGCCTCCTCAAGTGTTCAGGAGACAGCAGCATCAGGTGGAGGAAACGGTTGTGCTTACCTGACGGGCTACACTGGCCTGGGTGGGCAGCATGAGAACCGTCCACCCTATTACGTGCTTGCCTACATCATGCGAGTGAAATAAATTAATTAATGACGTTCGAATAACATTAAAACATCAGTCAAATGGCGATAACAAGCATATCACAACTGAAGGAGTGGTTCCGCAGCGGAAAATATCCCACGGGACAGCAGTTTGCATCCCTTATGGACAGCTTTATCCACAAGTCAGATTCCATTAGGGTGGACAACGTGAAGAGTCTGCCGGAAATCCTCAATGAAAAGTTCGACAAGAAGCAGGGTGACAGCCTGCGCAGGGAACACGATGTCCTGCAACGAGCCTTTGACCTGTTCAAGGCTGCTGGAGACCTGACGGAATTCTACAAGAAGACGGATACCTACTCGAAAAAGGAGGTAAACGAGAAGCTGTCTGCTATCCCGAAGATGAGTTATAAGGCTGTTGATGTCCTGCCTTCAAATCCTGCCGAAAAGGTAATCTATGTCCTGCAACATGGAGAAAACTGGACTGAAAATATGTTCACTGACGGGAAGTGGATTACCCTTGCGACACATACAGGCATCTATGGTAATCTCGAGAACAAGGTGGCAGACCTGGCGCAGGAGATTGTCGGTATCAATCATCCCCTATCCTTTACACAGGGTTATGTAAAAAATACAGGTGATTTGGTTACTGCAAGTGGTGTATATCGGTTCAGTCAACTTCTGCCTGTAAAGACGGGAGATATTGTTAGGTATAAAGCCTGCGGCAGTGAAAACACATTGGCTCTTGCGGCGTATAGTGGAAATACATGTATCGTTGCGAAGTCTATTGTCGGGAGTAGTCAGATTGTAGAGGCTACATACACCGTTCCTGAGGGGATAGACGGTATAAGACTGACGATTCATACTGGCAGTGTGACAGAGAACGAAGCTTATGTCCGAATTGAAGGCATGCAAGCCGCAGTGGGGAAAATGGAGGGAACGCTCGTAAAGAACACGACCGACATCAGTGCCCTCGCCCGTGAATTGCGCGGCATCGTCTACACTATTGATGCGTTCGACATGAAAGAGCAACGCGTCTATGTAAAGGATAAGGCCGTCCATTCCGGTGACAGGGGCTGGGTCTCGCTCAAACTGACAGGTATTCCGGACGGCACCAAATCTGTAGCGTTACACTATAATTCGCAGTCTTCTGCCACATACGCAATAAGTGCATGGGATAAGAATAATAATTTCCTTGATGGTGTAGTGATGACAGAAGGTAATAGACAAACGGCGAAATTGACATTGCCCAAAGATACAGCCTATATCATAGCGACATCTACAGTCACGGGGACTACTGATGACAACGATGTCAGCCTCAGGATGATTGGGTCGTCAGCAAGTCTGACTGAGCGGGTAAACAATCTGCAGGATCAGGTGGATAAAGGTGTATCCGCATCTACGCCAAGGAACTATCTCTTTATGAAAAATAGGAATTCAATCAACTTCACCTTTGACGACTCAACTTCGCAGGACAGTGATATCAAGAAAGTCTTTGACGAGTTCAATGTAAAATGCGGCTTTGCCATCATCACAGCTTCAGAGAGATATCGAAATTTCCACAACGAAGGTTTTGAACTGCTTGCCCATGGCATAGGGGCTTTCAGTGCAGAAACCATCACCGAGGATACTGTTAGGACTGCAATGCAAAAAGGGAAGTCGGTCGTAGAGAGTCTTGGTGTAGAATGCCACGGGTGGGTAACGCCCTCTTCACAGCTCAAAAGCAACTTTCAGCCCATCGTGTGCGATTACTTCGACTATGGCTATACCATCTACAAAGGGAACGACACCACAGGACAGACGATACCCAAGACCGCGAAGTCATACCAGCTATGGAGAATACATATCGCCACGCTGTTGAAAGACTATCAGCGCATCATTGACGAAGCCGTATCCGAGAATGGTGCCCTCGCTGTATATGGACATGGTTTCGAAATCGGGAACCTGTGGACACTTGATCAGCTGCGAACCATTATAGCTTACTGCAAGACAAAGACAGAGATACTCACACCATTTGAGAGCTTTGTGAAGTTATTTTCCATCAGACACAATGAACGCATATAAATTCGCTAACTAACGCCCGAAATCATCGCTATCCGGCATTGTCCGTCAGAATAAACAAATATGCCATAGGGGGATTGCATGTTAAGAAAAAAGCCCCCGGCCTGTTAATAGTCATCTCACCTACATATTAACCAAAAGCACCATATGTGCGACCGGGGGCTAATACCCTCGTTCACATATGGTGCTTCTTAATTATGCAAGTGAGATAATGCAAAGATACAAAAAAATATGACAATGAAGATAATAGACATCTTGAAATTTAACAGGGAATTGATAAAAAGGCTCCGAGCAGCCGGCATACGCTTGGAAGATGAGCAATTTGTCGACCTATATACTGACTACCATAAACTAAAGGAAAATGGCGAAAAAGTATCTTATATCGTAGCCGTGCTGGCCGACCGCTATGATATAAGTGAGCGTACTGTCTACAGTCTCGTCAAACGCTTTAATAGCGAATGCAACCTGTTTGCAGTGTGAATAAACACAAAGCCTTTCCCGACTTGCAGAATATGCCGACCTTTGCCGGCCACTAAAACTATAAAAAAAATGAAGAAACAATATCTTTCTGCACCGCTACCTTTCCAAGGGCAGAAGCGCATGTTCGCAAAGGAGTACATCAAGGTGCTCCAACAGTTCCCTGAAAGTACGACTTTCGTAGACTTATTCGGGGGAAGTGGATTACTGTCACATATCGCCAAGTGTCAGAAACCGGACTCTACTGTGGTATATAATGATTTCGACGGTTACAGGCTTCGGCTGGAGCATATTCCGCAGACGAATGAGCTGTTAGCGGAACTAAGAAGAATCGTAGATGTTGCACGGCACAAGCCTATATTGGGAGGGGTACGTGAACGCGTACTGTCCTGCATACGCAGGCATGAGCGTACCTATGGATACGTCGATTATATCACGTTGTCGGGCTCGCTTCTGTTCTCTATGAAATATGCCACCTGTTATGAAGACTTACAAAAAGAGACGTTATACAACAGGGTGAAAGCAGCCAATTATCCGTCAGCTGATGATTACCTCGACGGACTGACTGTCACCTCTTGCGACTACAAAGAACTGTTTGAGCAGTATAAAGACGTGCCGGGCGTAGTCTTCCTTGTCGACCCTCCGTATCTAAGTACCGATGTAACGACCTATAAAGCATATTGGAAGTTGGCCGACTACCTCGATGTACTGACCGTTCTCGCCGGACATCATTTCGTCTACTTCACTTCCAATAAGTCTTCTATCCTTGAATTATGCGACTGGATAGGCAAAAACAAACTTATCGGTAATCCATTCGAAAATTGCACGAAAGTCGAGTTCCGCGCCCAAATGAGCTATAACTCCACCTATACCGATATCATGCTCTATAAGAATGCCGTTCAAACATCGTTCGAATGATGTATAAAGCAAAGCCGACCTCAGAATTTATCCAAGGTCGGCTTTATAATTGTTACGTGTGCGTCTCTATTTTTATACATTTCGTTTTGCATAAAATAATCACATTTCGTTTTGCAAAAGCGTTACATTTCGTTTTGCCGGATTTAATTGAAACAAAAAAATTCTTTTGTTCTTTCATAAATCTATTTTGCAATGCTTCAAATGACTACTATTATTTGATGAACGAGAAAACGATACAAAACGCTTTACCCTCTATCTTCCTTTGTGAAACCCCATTTCTATCCAGCACTGCAATAAAACAGAATATAGCATTTCAACAGCGGCGACAAAGATACGAATTTCTATGTTAAATACAAAGCTTCTAAAAAACAATTCAATAGAAAATGCCTACTTTACATATCTGGAAAAACATAAAATGTAAAGACATGAAGGATAGTACAAAAGACAATACTCACAACCGCTACAAGCAATGGACTGTAAAAACAATATAG